AATTTAAATATCCCATTATTATATATTACTAATTATTATCATATATATAAGTTAAAAAGAATAAGATAAAAAAAGAATGGGGGGTACCCCCCCCATTTTTCAAATTAAAATGCAAAACAAGAAAAGAAAAAAATCATTCGGGCCAAAAAATCCCCGGGGCCTTTTTATTTTTTAGCTCTTTTATATTTTTCCTTATTTCATTTTATGAGAAAGGATAAGTCGTGCCAACTCCAGCGTTGTAAAGTTGAGTTCTTTCATCAGCTGTTAATATTCTCTTCCAGAAGCCGACTTCATCAATTGCTCCATTGAAGTAATTGTTATTTCCTACAACGGGCAAGTTTTGGTCGCAACCGAAAGCCAGTTCGCGTGGATTTACTGCTCCGTTGTAAACGCCAGCAGAGTAATTGACGGTTGTTGGCGTTCCATTATTCCTGATGATGCCTAGTTTATTATTTACCGAATCATGATAGCAAATATAATGATACCAAGTATTTGTAGTTATAGTACCAGCTTCATTCAATTGAGTATCAACTGTATTTGCAGCATTGCGAACAATAAATGATAATTTCGCGCCAGCAAGACCAAGATACATACAATATTCTCTTTCGCTATTGTCATACCATTTATTGATAACGCCTTGAACTAAAGTAGGACTAGCTGCTTTGATCCAGAAACTCCAAGTAAAATCAATGTCGCCAACAGTCAAATTACTATTTGAAGGAGTATACATTCTTTCTTGGCTTGTGCGTACAAAATTCGCGGCCAGATCATTTATGCCGCTTACTGAGCCTACCGTATTTACATCAGTCATATCTGAAGAGTTGACTGAATCGTAACGAGTGCCAGCCGCTTCATTGAGCGTCCAATAACCATAAATACCACTCAACAACGTCGATGGAACAGCAGCCGTCGATGCATACAAACCAGTAAAAGTCAAAGGTCTAAATCCTACGTCAACCGAGTCGGTTATTTCGGCGTCAAGACCAAACAAATGAAGTTTTCTATAATATTCGCGCCCAACATGGTTTTGCAGTTCTTTTAAGTCTGCCGCATCGCCAGTGTCTAAAAGACCCGTTATTGACGCTTTAAAGCCACTTTCACCCAAGAACGCGCCACTATCGACGCTTTGATGCATCTCAGATTGTAAAATTCTAGCATTTGTATAATTTGACATTTTATTTCTTTTTTCTTTGTTTTATTACACTTTTTTGAGACATTCTAATGTTATATGCGTATCATATCAGTAAATCAATACAAGTTATATCCATTCTGCATCTTTTTCCACATGCTTTTGCGGGTAACAAACAACGCCCCGTCGATTTCAACTGCAACAAAGCGACTTTTTGTGTCTATTTCTTCTATGAATTCTTGAAGCTCATATTCTTTCATGTTTACATTGGTGAAAATATAAAATGCCGCCGGATTTTCGTCGCAAATGCGCGACACGTACAAGCTGTTTGCCGCCGCCAGATTGTTGTCAAAAAATGCAAAGTTTTCGAACTTCATGTCCACCGCCGATTCGCGCAGCTCTTGCTCAAATTCTTCCAGCACATTTTTGTGTATATCTTTGTATACGCTATTTTTATGCTGCTCTTTTAGCCAATCAAACATTATAATATTATATGAGCCGCGTAAGTTTCACCAAGTGTTTTATATATCAGCTACATCCAGTAAGACCATATCCTGAATTATTGAATCAATTGCGTAGACAGCTTTTTTGCGTAAATTATCATGACGCATACTTATGGGCAGATCATAAGACCAAAGAATATGTTTATGGTAAAGATAAATCTTTTAGAAATAAAGTTGATTAAAACCCCAAAAATGAATTTCAAGCCAACAAAAGAAAATTGCCGCAGATCTGATTTGGAATTATTGTTCAAACAAGACATCGAACTTTTTGAAAAACATTTATGAGCCGCAAAAATCATAAATTATTGCTTTGTTTATTTAGGTATTTTCTTTATGTCTATTTCTTTTGTTACCTATTGAACTATAAGTATAATTTTGTGGTTGTTAGTGGAACTAGCATGGAGGATACCTACTTTGACCATGACTGGAGTGTGGTTAGTTATGATTATTATAAAAATAGCGCACCCGAAATAGGAGACATAATTTGCGCCGAAATCTTGGAAGAAACAGACTCCTCAATAAAAGAGGTCGTAGTCATAAAAAGGATTCTGGCCGAGGAGGGAGACTGGATTGAAATAAAAGACGGTCAAATAATAATAAATCAAAAAACCAATACAGATTTTTCTTCTAATAAATATCCATTATCTTTATTGAAGACAAAACTTAGCACAAGCCAGTATTTTATAATAGGCGACAATAGAGATGAAAGTATGTACTATATCATCTCTAAAGAACAGGTACTTGGAAAGGTATTGTTTTAATAACCGCCCTCTCACTGTCCATACTTCATGTAGTCTCTTACAGCTTGCATGTGATGTTCTGACACGCTGATTTTGTCTTGAACCCAAGCTTCCAACTGTTGGTCTTCGCTTTTGATCATTCTCGCAATTTGCATTGCGTTGTCAGCGATTTTCATCAATTGAATTTTAGCCATTTCGCCCTCGTAGTCTTTTTCTTCTTCGCTGCCATCTTCCATTTGGCCTTCTTCCATCTCCATTTCTTCTGTTTCCATTTCTTCGTGCATTGGAGATTCTTCTTCCATTTCTTCGTGATAGGCTTTATTTGCCCAATTCGCTTTTGAGTCTTTTTTGCTAAATTGAGCAAGGCAAACGGCGACTCTCTGTTTATTGTCTTTAAAGTCCTTTTTCATTGTTTCGTCGCCCATGCAGCGAGATACGAAGTCATTCTTTTGCTCGTCTTTTTTAGGTTTCGGTAATGGCATAATGTTTATTACACTTGTTTAATTGAATGCTTTTAGTTTTTTAACAAGATATTTAACTATCTCATCTCTCATAATATCTTCTTCTGTGAATTTGAATGAAATAATTCCCATTTTTCTACTTTCTTCATCGTCCAGCAAATTTATTATTTTTTCAAATGCCCCGCCAAATCCGGGCTTTAGATCTGTTTGCATTGGGTCGCCAAGAATAAAGCACTTGCTTCCTTCACTCAGTCTTGTTAAAACAGTGGTCAATTCTTTCTTGGTAGAATTTTGGGCTTCATCTAAAATAATAAATTTGTGAGTCCAATTGAGTCCTCGGGCGAAATTAACTGGAAACATCTCTATTTTATTTTCTATAATCAGTCTTTCCGCACTTGAGTTTTGAACGAGTTCTGTTATTTTATCTAAAAATGGAAGGTTATAAAAACTAAGTTTTTCTTCTGCGCTTCCCGGTAAAAATCCTAGCTTTGCTTCGCTAGATTCTACAGCAGACCTAAGATACATGATCTCAGAAATTTTAGCTTCTTTCATCATTCTTAATCCACAATATACAGCCAATAGAGTTTTTGATGTTCCCGCTGGGCCAGATATTAATACTACTCTTGTGTTTTCTTGAAAAGCTAATTTAAAAAACTCTCTTTGTCTTGGCGTCCAATTTAGTTCTTTTATTTTTAAGTTAGTTTTAGGTTTAAAACTAACGTCTTCACTTTGAATCAATTCTTCTTCAAAGTTGTCTTGTTTAGGTTTTTTAGGTGCCTTTCTGGATCTCGGCATATATATCTTTTACACTCGTTATTCTTGTTTTAGTTTTTCTTTGATAATTTTGCCACATTCGTAAGCCAGAGTATTTATTTGAACAATTTGAGTCTGACTACCGTATTTATGAATATAAGCAAAAGAACATTTTTTGATTTCTTCTATTTTTTCTTCTAACAATTGAAGTTGATTTTTATTTACCTTCATACTTTAATTATTTTATATTTTTTTTTAAAAGTGTATAATTTGTTATGAATGTGTATTGTCCAAAGTGCGGGTCAAAAAACGATTACTTTCAATCAAAGAGAAGCAATTCTTGCGTGAAATGCAAGTCTCCGATGTTTTCTAGTAAAGCAAGAGAACACACTAAAACCGTAAAAGTCGCTATTCAAGAAGATCAGAGAGAATTTGGAGACAAGATTCCTGAGTTGAGCAAATTGGACGTAGACATCGAAGTTATTAAAGCGAGAACTATAAAGCTTGGCGAATTAATCCCCCCTTCAAAGGATGTCTAAAAAAAAGATAAAATACGAAGATTGCGTAGAGATAATTGATTCAGAAATTGCCAAAAGAAAAGGCAAATGGACTCTTAAAATTATAAATTGGATGGATTTTGACGATGTCAGTCAAATCCTAAGATTTCATGTTTTTAAAAAGTGGCACCTATATGATCAAGCGAAGCCTCTGCAACCTTGGCTTAATCGAATAATTTCAAATCAAATTAAAAATTTAATTCGTAACAACTATGGAAATTATGTAAAGCCATGCTTAAAATGCGCTGCTTCAGAGCATGAAGATATGTGCGCTATTTATGGATCTCAATGCTCATCGTGTCCGCTTTTTAAAAACTGGGAAAAAAATAAAAAGAAAGCTTATAATACAAAGCTTCCAGTCTCTCTAGATGAAAATATGAACTCAGTAGAATCTTATGAATGTGGGCATATAGACTTACAGTTAGCTTTCGAGCAGATTAGAGAGAAATTGGTTCCAAAGCTAAAGCCTACAGAGCAAAAAGTTTTTGAATATGTGTTTGTAGAAAAAATGTCTGAAGAAGCTGCTGCGAAAAAATTGGGATACAGAGTAAAAGAGAAAACTAAAAGCCCCGGCTACAAACAAATAAAGAATTTAATGAAGTCTATTGCGCTAAAAGCAAAAAAGCTTTTAGAGGATGAAGAGATAATATTCTAGTATGAATGAAGAAGTATTCTTGAACGATGAGCAAAAAATGGCGGTACTAAAACTTTGGAATGAAAATGAAGAACCGCCATCTCTAATAGATTTAATAAAACAAGCTTATCCAGATGAGAACTACGATGGCAGGACAAAGTATGGCAAAGCTGTATCAAAGTTTCTCAGAGAGAGAAATCTAAATGCAAGAAAATCTCACGAATATCAGAAGAAAGAAGTTCCAGAATTAACAGAAGATCAAAAATCATATGTAGCTAATCACTGCGCTTTGATGAAGCCTCTCGAAATAGCTAGAGCTATATTTCAGAACAAAGAGCTTACGAATTTAAATAACGAAGTCAATCTTGTTAGAGATCATATAAAAACTCTTGATCCAAGAATAACTCATATCATAGCAGAAAATGAAGACTCTGCTAATGATGGAAGCGGATACAAGCCGCCGAAAAGTTTAAATGCTGCGATACAAAGAATAAATAAATATGTTCCGACTGGATACGATAAAGATAAGCTAACTCCTGCTCAAAGAAAATGCGCAGAAGTCCTTCTTGGTTATCTTCACACATTTAGATACTCGCATCAAATAAATACTTATACTTCTGAACAAGATCAAAATTTGTTTGAAAGCTCTTTCATTAGATATACGCATGATAAGCCAGATCTAACTCAAGAAGAAGTTGACCAGTATATTGTACTTGCCACAGAAGTAGTCATTTCATCAAGTATCCAAGCTAATATCGTAAGGCTCCAAGAATTATTAGATGACATAGCTGACGATACAGAAGGACGAAGAATTTCTATGTCTCTTGTTGAGTCTATCAGTTCTGCTCGCACAGAATACAATCAATGCGTCAATAGGCAACAGAAACTTCTCAACGACTTGAAGATAAAAAGAAGTGAGAGAATCAGTAAACATGTCAAGGAAAATGCTAGTATCCTTAATTTAGTAGAAGCTTGGAAGGACGAAGAATCTAGGATGAAAATAATCAAGCTAGCTAATATGAGAAAACAGATTGTCGAAAAAGAAATAGAGAATCTTTCTAGCATGGATGAGCTTAAGTCTAGAATTTTCGGGCTTTCAAAAGAGGAGGCTTTAAATGGTTAAGTGCGAAGAATGTTCCCAAGAATTTGAAGAAAGAAAAAAGCTTCATTACCACCTAAGAACTCATAAAGTTTCTCAGCAGGAGTATTATCACAAACACTTTCCGAAGTTTGATTTATATACTGGTGAGATTATCACTTTTAAAAATTACGAAGATTATGAATCAAAATTTTTTGAGAAAAAAGGCAACTTGTCTAAGTATATATCGACAAACTCTACTAGCAGAGTAAAACAGGTTTTAGGGCAAATTTTAGATCACCGTATCAATTCAAAAGGTTTGACTTGGGAAATGTCAGAAGTTGAACTTAGAAGTTTGGAGTGGCCTTTCAAAAAACAAATTGAATTTATATATGGAGATTCTTCTATATTTTTTCAAAAGTTAAATAAAAGATATAAAGTCCCAGATTCTATAGCGGTTAAAAATCCAAATGCTAAAATATTTATAGATACAAGAGAGCAGAAGCCTTACGTATTTGAAGGGTGCAATTTTGAAATAACAAATTTAAATTTTGGAGACTATGCTTGCGAGATTGATGGTAAAGAAGGAAATATTCATGTCGAAAGAAAAAACATGATGGATTTTATCCAATCTTTTTCTGCTACAAATTATCAAAGACTCAAAAAGGAGTTTCAAAGAGCAGAAGTATGTGGAAAGAATATTGTCGTATTGGTAGAAAAAGATTTAGGGTCAATGCTTAGTTTTGATAAAATGCCACGAATCCAAAGATTTGTCAGAGCAAGTCCTGAGCATATATTTCATAACGTTAGACAAGCTTATCAAGAATTTAGAAATGTGCAATTTCTGTTTGTGAAAGACAAGGAAATAGCAAAGACTCTTTGTAAATCGATTCTTTTGAACGAGTGTTTATTCGAATATGATTTACAGTATCTATATAATATGAAATTACTGAATGTGGTTTGAGACGCAAAAATATAAAAAATCAGTCGTAGACTACAATAAAGAGTTATTGGAGTTGAAGGGGGATTTGTCCGATAAGCAAGCTAAGATCACTCTTGCCAAATTTCTTCGTCATAACATAGGATTTACTGTAGAGCTTATTTCTGGCGTAAAATTAGCTCCGGTGCAAGAGATAGTCTTGCGAGGAATGTTGAACAGAAATTTCAGTATGTTTGTAGCTGGTCGTGGTGTAGGTAAGTCATTTTTAGCGGCTGTATTTTGCGTTCTTCAATGCATCTTCGAACCTAACACGAAAATACTTATCGCTGGCCCTACTTTTCGTACGGCAAGATTTATCTTTAATAATATTGAAAAGCTTGTCGAATCTAAAGGTGCAGACTTATTGGCTCAAGCGTTCTCAATAAAGCCTTCGAAAAGAAACGATCAAAATGAATGGAAAATAAATGGCGGAACAATCACAGCTATTCCATTAAACGGAGAAAAGATTCGCGGTTTCCGTGCAAACATTCTATTGCTTGATGAGTATCTACTTTTGCCAGAAGAGCTTATTAAAACTGTATTGATGCCATTCTTGGTAGCTCCGCAAAACATGGGAGAGCGTATCGAAATCAGAGAACTAGAAGACAGGCTTGTATCAGAAGGGCTACTAAAAGAAGAAGATAGAATTGTTTTTGAAAATACTTCAATGATGATAGCTCTTTCTTCTGCCAGCTACACTTTCGAAAATCTATATAAGACGTATAAAGAATGGATAGCAAAAATCCAAGACAAGGAAGTTGGAGAAGCGTCTTATTTTATTGCTCAATTAAGTTACGAAGCCATGCCAAAAGACATGATTGATAGAACAGTAATTGAAGAAGCTCAAGATGGAGGCTCGTCAAACGCTTTGTTTTTACGCGAATACTGCGCTCAGTTCACTGATGGATCTGATAGCTATTTTAGTGCAAAGAAAATGCACGAATGCACTATTCCAGACGGGGAAATGCCAACCACAAGAATAAAAGGGGCGGTTGATAAAAAGTATGTTATTGGAATTGATCCGTCATTTTCTAATAGCCCAAGCTCTGACTATTTCGCAATGTCTGTAATGGAAATAGATGAAGAAACAAAGACTTCGACATTAGTTCATTCTTATGCGGTTGCCGGTGGAGATCTGAAAGATCACATAAAATACTTATCTTATTTATTAGAATCATTTGACGTTGAAATGATAATAATTGATAGTGCTGGTTACCAATTTATAGACAGTTACAATGAGTCAGAATATTGCCATAAGCATCTATCGTTCATAGATTTTGAAACAGATAAAGAAGGTTCAGAGCATATTCAAGCTATAGTAAAAGCTAAAGCTACCTACAATAAGGAAAATGGGGCTATCTGCATAAAACAGAATTTTACTTCTTCATTTTTAAGAAGAGCCAACGAATATCTGCAAGCTTGTATAGATCATAAAAAAGTATGGTTTGCTTCTAAAACTACAGCAAATGACGCAGCCTTCTCTAAAGCTAGCTCGCAAAGAGTGAACATGGATCTAGTTGGTCATCCGAATATTCTAGAATTTATTGAGTTTCAAGATGCTTGGGTTTACCAAACAAAGAAACAATGCTCTTTGGTAGAAGTCAAAACAACAGCAAAGGGAACTCAATCTTTTGATTTACCACAGCACTTAAAGAGGTCCACTTCGTCTAATAAAGCCAGAAAAGATAATTATACTACTCTTATGTTGGGCTGCTGGGGTGTCAAATGCTATTTTGACACAAAAGACTACAAGCAAGAAGAGGTGGAGAATACTTTTGTTCCTTTTTTCGTGTAAGGTGTAAAATATAGAGGCATGGCTATCAGCAAGAAAAAACAACAGGCTCAAGGTGATACGATACAAGCTAGCTCAAAAGAACAGCTTCCATCTCCATTGATGGCTGAAATCAAAGCGGCTTCTACTGGCGTTTCTACGCGTACCAGAGGAAATCGTGCCGCCTTTATAGAAAGAACCCAAAGATTTACAAATATTGAAGATGGACTTATCCCATTCAATTATTCCAAGACCGCTCAAAATACTTCCAACCTTGATGTCAGAGACGCCGTTGTTCTTTGCCAAAAAGCTTACTACAATATCGCGGTTTTCAGAAACACCATCGATTTGATGTCAGAGTTTTCTGTTGGAGATATTTATCTTGAAGGCGGCAATAAAAAGTCAAGAGACTTCTTTAATGCTCTTTTTAAAAAGATCAATATTTGGAATTTTCAAGACCAGTTCTTTAGAGAGTATTATAGATCTGGAAATGTATTTATTTATAGATTCGATTATAAAATCAAAGAGGACGAAATAAAGAAGATTACTCAAACTTTCGGAACATCTCTCCTCAAGGCCGCTGAAATGAAGTTGCCAGCAAAATATAGCATCCTCAATCCTGCTGATATACAAATGGGAGGTAATATATCATTCGCCTCTGGATCTTATTTTAAAGTACTGAGCGACTATGAAGTAGCAAGATTAAAATATCCAAAAACAGAGCAAGATCAAGAGGTTTTTGATAATCTGCCAGAGCAAGCAAAAAAGACAATCAAAAATACTGACTCTGGTACTGTAACAATGATTTTAGACCCAAGGCGTACGTATGGAGTTTTTTATAAAAAACAAGATTACGAGCCTTTCGCTGTACCATTAGGTTTTCCAGTTCTTGAAGATTTAGATTATAAAAAAGAATTGAGAAAAATGGATATGGCTATTAGCCGTACAATGCAGCAAGCAATCTTGCTTGTTACTACTGGAACAAAACCGGGAGAAGGTGGCGTCAACCCGAAAAACTTAATTGCTTTACAAAGCCTTTTTGCAAATGAGTCTGTCGGTAGAGTATTGGTCGCAGATTACACGACTGACGCTAAGTTCGTGATTCCACAGATCGCTGATATTCTTGATCCTAAAAAGTATGAAGTTCTAGATAGAGACATCAGGGAAGGACTTGGTAATATTCTTTTAAATGAAGAGAAATTTGCTAATGTTAAAATCAAGATGATAGTTTTTGTCCAAAAATTAAATGAATCTAGAAAAGCATTTCTCAAAGACTTCTTGATTCCAGAAATGAAGCGGATTGGTAAAGAAGTAGGATTTAGATCTATTCCTACTCCAACAATTCAAGACATTGATTTCGATGACAAGGTAGCCATTGGAAGAATTTACAATAGGCTTGTAGAACTTGGCGTTTTGACTCCGGAAGAAGGCTTACACGCACTCGAAACTGGAAGGCTTCCAAATTTTGATGATTCAATTGAATCTCAAAGAAAATTCCAAGCTTTAAGAGACGAAGGTCTTTTCCAGCCTTTGATTGGCGGAAAAGTTGGAGGACCATCTCCAGACGCTGGAAGACCAAGCGGATCTGGAGGAGAAAGTCAGATAGAGACATCAAGGGCTAGTGAGCAATATTCTATGAAAAAACTCGTAGAATTGATGAACCAGTATGATTCATTAGAAAAGTTAGTGAAACTAGAGCTTAGAGCAAAACATGGTAAAAAGCGTCTCACCACTCAACAGAATGAGTATGCGTCGATGCTTTCTGAAATGGTTGCTAGAAATGTCGCTCCGAAAGATTGGAACTCTAAGAATATTCAAGAATTTATAGAAAATCCAGTAGACAGAAAGCAGTTTAATCATATCGATGAAATAGCTGCTAGTCATGACTTAGATTTTAAAATGGCAACGCTTCTTAGCTTGAGTAAAATAGAGTCATGTCAAGAGTAAGAGTCATATATCAGAATGAAGCCGTATATGTAGGTCCACCAAAAATTAGCGGTGGGGCCAACGAATCTATATTCCCCGGAAACAATATTTTAAAAAATATTTCTAATGTTCAGGGTGTTCAATATGGAATATCTGTGAATCATCAAGATATTACAATGCTCGGCAAACGCGGCACGGAAAGAAGCGTTGTAGTAACAAAACCAGCAGTAAATTTTTCAATGACTTATGGATTTGAAGGATTTACAAATGAGAAGAAACTTGGTTTCGATTTTAATTATAGAACTGGTGATGTAAATTATGTTGATGATACATTTTCATTGTTCTTGGCATCTGGCTTTGCTAGTAATTCTGATAGAACGCTAGACAAAAGAAATTTTTATATAGCGGTAGCAAACGAAGGGAATGATGTACTTATTCCCCAAACTGGCGCATTAGATTCTTCATCAGTATCTACTATCATTGATAATAATTCTCCAAACTTTGATATAATAACCTTTCATGATTGCTACTTGGAAAGTTATACGCTTCAAGGTGCTGTTGGAGCAATTGCTAGTTGCGATTTAGATTATGTTGTTGAAACTATCTCTTTTAACACTTCTGGATCTGGCGTAGACGTATTGACTTATGACTCAAAAACGAGGTCATTGCTGTCTACTGGTATCAATGCAGTAATCCCAAAATTTTATAGACCAGATGGACCAAAAGCTATATCGCAAGGAGATATAACTTTAGACATGATTGAGACATCTGGAAGTGTTCCAGAAAGTGGCTTTGGTTTTAGTTTTAATGATATTAAAATACAAAAATTCAATTTAACAATTGATTTCCAGCGGGATCAACTAAACTCTATTACTCATAAAGCCCCTATAGACCGACCAATAATTTTCCCTATAGGAGCAACCATACAAGTTGAGTCTTTAGTTGGAGATACGAGTAGCGGTAATTTTGCGGAATTAGCGCAACAAGACAGATATTACGATATAAATATAAATTTGTATAATAGCAAAAATCCTACTGATACTCGGACTTTAGGATCATCTATTTTTGCTAAAAAGGCGAAACTTGAAGGTATCAGCTATGGATTACAAATTGGAAACAATAAAACTGTATCCTTAAATTTTAAAACAGAGCTTAAAGAAGAAGATTTGTCTTACGGAGTGTTTTTCAGCGGAATATTGAATACTGGAGATATAGAAAAATTCTTATTGGAATCTGGAGCATTGTGATATAATATCACTAATGGCTAATATTAAAAATAAATTAGATTCAGTTATCGAAGAGGCGGCTCAAGAATTACAAGAAGACGTTGCTTTCATAAAGAACTTCTGGAAAATTTACAAGAATGAAGGAGCGAAAGGTCTTGCTAAAAATATTCCAGAACTATGGGACGAAATTAAAAAAGATAAATCTTTGATAAAAGCTATTAAAGTTGCTAACGATAATCCGTTTAAATATCCAGAGTTTATATTGATTTCGTTATTTTTAACTTTCAATTTCGTTTACCTATCGGTCACTTCACAATTCGTGTCTTCTCATATCAACGCCCCAGCAGCGGCGATTTTATCAGTTTATATTTTAGCAAATACATATGAAAGAGTTCGTCGCAGAGATATCGAAAAAAATTTCCCAATGGATTAATAAGAAAGTCAATTATTTTATAGTAGCTCATTTTTTGATAAACAAAGAAGAGTTGACTGACTCTGACGAGGTAATCCAAAAAGCTATTGCAGAAAATAGATTAGCAGAGCTTGAAAAAAAATCTGACCTTCTTACTGATGAAGTAGACAAAATCCAACTAAAGAGAGATAGAGTCAAAAGACTTAACTATGTACAAGGTCAGCTATTCATTATAAATGAGACTATCAAGCATTTAAATGAACAAAAAGAGCCGCTAGTTATAGAGAGAGACATTCTTGACAGGAAAATAAAAGGCCATTATCAGGGTTTATGATGTGTAAACAAAATTGTGTTACCGATACCACCTGAATTATTGACTATGGGATTTGGAGCCGTCACAGGTTTCATATTCAAGTTCATGGCTGAAAGAGCCAAGGACAGAGCTGAAGAATTCAAGATGCTTGTTCAGCGAAATGATATCGTTGAAAAAAGCAGAAAAGACGCTTCAGAAAGAGAGCCGGGATCAAATGGAAGATGGGTAAGAAGAGTCATAGTATTGAGCGTTCTTTTTGGGGTTATTCTCGCGCCATTTATTTTAGCGGTCATGGGTAAAGGGACAATCGTTGAGATAGATATACAAAAGAGAAGTTATCTTTTTGGATTGTTTGGAGGAGGAACTGAAAAGAAATTTGTAGAGCTTTCAAGTTATCTTTTGATACCAGAAGTAAGGCAAAGCCTGATGGCTATAATAGGCTACTATTTTGGAAGTTCAACCGCTCAAAGGCAATAATGAAGAAAATGTTCTTAATTTTATTCGTATTTATTATGGGATGCTCTAGTTTCATAGGAAGCTCTTCTCAAAAACCCTCCTCTTTGGATCATTCGAATTTAGTACCTAAAAAGGATAATAAAGATATACTCGTTTTAAGGGGTAGCTCAGAAAAAGAGTCTACGCAAATAAAAGTAAATTGGAATAAATTAATTGCATATTATTTGATAGCATTTTTTATACTTAGCGTTGGTTACGTTATTTATAAAAAAATGAGTGCGCCTACTGAAATAGAAAATCCATTTTCAGATAAAAAGGAGTGATGGTATTTTTTGGGATATTAGTATGCAGTACTTAAAAAATATTGGAATAGATGTCGGGCTGCTGACCAGTGGATTGTTTGGAGCGATTTTACTTTTGAGTAAAAATGCAGCAGAAGATTTGCGAACAACAATATTGTCTTTGATTGGCGGGGCAGCAAGCGCAAATTATATGACTCCAATTATTTTGGACTTGTTTAAAATAAACACTCCAAATGCGAATTACGGAATAGCATTTTTGTTAGGATTTCTTGGGTTAAAAGGCGTTGAGTTGGTAACAGAAAAAATGTTTGGAAAACAACAAAAAGAAGAGCCAAAAAGCTCAAAACGTAAAACTACAAGAAAAAATACAAATAAAAAAATGAGATAATATGACAGCAGATATTATAAATATTATAACTAACGCAATTTGTAACGTAGTTATATTCATATCAACGTTAGCATTTATAATTTTTTGCTTTGGAAGGCAAGACAGTGCAATTTATAAATATGGATCGTTTCAAGCTTATGGGTTAAAATTTGGTTTGGTAACTATTTCTTTAGGCAATTTATCAAATCTTCTCACGTTGAGCAATCCTCCATTTACAGAAATCATACTGAATATTGGTTTGGCGGCTTTATTTTTATGGGCGGCGGTTTTTCATTATTTTGTTTTCATTCTTAAAAAGCAGCCGGGGAAATCTATATCAAAATCTCAAATTCAAAAAGGAAATAAAGAAATCTCTGTGGGTTCGACTTGGTTGGTGAGTCTTTTAGTTCAAATTGTCAATGCGGCTTTAGTCGGATACTTAATTACTTTATGCTTTACCTGCAACTTTCTCAATGGATCTGTTGTGACGATAATCAGTATGTTTTTCATAATGATTCAAACTTGGAGTTTTTATGCGATATTCAAAACACTTAAGATACGATCCGCTTCCAAAAGTAGCGGTATAAAGAAAAAAGCCAAAATGAAAAAAGTATGAGAATTTTTAAAATATACTTCATTCTGTCTTTCTTTTTGGTGGGATGTAGTACTATAGCCAAAAATCCGGGACACGCCAAACCTGTAAAAGCCCAAGTATTAAAAAGAAGCGACGATGGGGTTTATAAGATTTCAAATGGTGGCGTATTACCAAAACAAGCAGAAATTAAAGTGGAAGACTTACCAGCCACTGATTTTGAAAAAGATAGACTTTTAGCAGAAGAAGCCGCAAAAAAAGCTTTAGATGAAAAAGAAGTTTATGAGGCAAGCAAAAATGGGTTTATAAACCTTTCTTCTCATCCTCAAAATTTAGAAAAACAAGAAAAAAAAGAAGAAAATTTTATGTGGATAATGATTTTCTTTTTAATTTTACACCTTATGTCTGTAATTTGGATTGCTAGGAGCAAATGGCTCAATAAATTATTAAGATAAAGTGTATTCTTTATTTGAAGAGGCTATCGTTTATTACGAATTAGTATAAATAATAATATTTTTATATATTTTTTTAAATATTAAAAGTGTATCTATATAATAGACTAATGGAAATTGATTTTTCATCACAAATTAAGTCGGCAAAAAGAAGGGGACCAAAATCTTCTGCGCAAACTCCGTCGAAGCCGGAAGAAAAAGTGAAAGGTTCTCCAAAGAACCCTCCGGGTTCTGCTGGTACAAAGCCAGATGCCGAAGAAATTGCAGAGAAAGACTTAAAAAAGAAAGACGATAGAAAACTAATTTCTTCTCAAGCTGATTCGATACAGTATTCGAATAAGATAATTGAGGCTCTAAAAACAAAGGTTGAAGAGCATAATTCTAAATATAGTAAAAAAGTTTCTCTAAGTCAATTAAAAAAAGTCTATCGTCGTGGGGCTGGAGCATTTAGCCAGACTCATCGTCCGGGTAAAACAAGAGGTCAGTGGGCGATGGCAAGAGTAAATATGTTTTTGCGCATGATGGCTGGAGGCAAAGTAAAAGACGCTTATAGAAAGGCTGATGGAGATATTGCCAGAGCATCAGAAGACTTAGATTTTACAGAAGCTTGGCTACCAGAAGAAGAGGATTTTGTCCAAGCAGAATTAGATGTTGATCAATACGGTATCAACATTGACGAGTTTGATGCAGATACCGACTTATTTTTAAACGAAGATGAAGGACATTCTTCATATGGTTATAGAATAGATATTTAACTATGAAAGATTTTCAATTTACAACCAATTTTAGTTCTGTTGTAAAACCATTGGTTTCAGCAGAAAAAGATGAATACTTGGCTCTTGCAAGCTTGATTCAACTGGAAAATTTTCTTCCTCAGATTGATACTGAGAAAAATGTCGATTTGCTTCCTATTGCATTTAATGCTTGTGTTGCAAACAGAGTCAATAAGAACGGAGACGTAATTGATACAAAGGCGGCTATTGAGCTTTGCCAATCTTTTGTCAACAAGCAGATTAATTTGGAGCATAACCGCGAAAGAGTCGTGGGAGTGATTTTAAAAGCTGGATTCAGTGCGTTTGGCTCTGATGAGCCACTCAGCCAAGAGCAAGTAGAGAAACTTGACGGTCCTTTCAATATCACCTTGGGTGGAGTAGTTTGGAGGGTCGTTAATTCTGAACTTGCAGATTTGATTGAGGACGCTAGCGATCCAACAAGCTCAAACTACGAAAAAATTTCAGCAAGCTGGGAATTGGGATTCAATCAATACAATCTTATTCTTCTTGGACAAGGAGAAAAGAATATCGCTTATGCCGAAAAAATTGTAGAACCAGAAAAAGTTCAAGAATTTGCGTTAAACCTAAAAGCTTTGGGTGGAAGCGGAAAAATGAATGGCAAAAACGTATATCGTCAAGTGGTAGGAAATATCATTCCTCTTGGAATCGGTTTGACGGAAAATCCTGCCGCAGATGTCAAAGGCGTTTTGACTAATACAGAAAAAAATAAAAAAATAGAAAAAAATATTTCAGAATCGAAAGAAAACAGTGTAAAGGATAATAACGTCATGAAACTTAATAGCATTCAAGATATCACAGATGAAAATCTCAAGGAGATGTCTGCTTCCGTCGTTAGCGAATTTGTCGAAAGCGAATTGAAGAAGGCATCTGAGAGTTTCCACGAAGAGAAAACAAAGTACGACGAAGCCATCAAAGCGGCAGAAGAAAAAGCTGCTCTATTGGCCGAAGAACACGAAGCCCTCAAGAAGAGTTTCGAAGAAGTCAAGAGCCAGCTTGAAGAAATGAAAGCCGCAGAAGCCGAAAGACAAGCTCTTGAAACATTTAGCTCAAGAATGGCTTCTCTTGACGAACAAATTAACCTTTCTGATGCAGACAGAGAAGTTCTTGCTTCACAGATCAAAGATCTTGATGAAGAAGGATTCGAAGCATTTGCAAAAGATATTAAAATTTTGATGTCTTCGAAGTTGAAGACCAATGAGGTTGTTGCTGGCGTTCGCGCTCCAGTTGCTGCTCCAGAGGTCAAGGCTGAAGAGCCTGTTCAGGGAAAGGCTGAAGAAGTCATCGAAGAAGCTACAGAAGAAGCTGAAGTTGAAGGAGAGGCGGTCGCCAATACTACAACACCTCAAGCTGTTTCTATGGCTGAGAAATACAAAAATGCATTTAATTTAGACGGTTTCAGTATCAAATACTAAAAAACAAAAAGATAAACTAAAATAATAAATAGGATAAAATTATGCCACAACTAAAACCATTCAGAGATTACGATGAACACGACGTAATCAACTTGTTTACTCTCAAAGATCAGAGTAACGTTAACAAGGGAACATTCGTGAAATTAACAAGCGGTCAGGGATGGGAAAGCACCGATGAAATTTTCGGTGACACCCAGAACGCAGTTGGTTCTACCAGCTATGCAACCCGCGCCGTTTCTAACCGCTACATCGTTCAAGCCGCATTGAATATCGCTGGCTCTGGAGATGCGCCAATTGGAATGACTCTTTACGATTTGAAAGAGACTGACGAAAATGGAGAGAAGCTCGTTTTTAATCCTCGCAAAGCTGCTGAAATGCAAGCTGCGATTTCTGGTCAGGCTGTTCCAGTTGCCACAAGAGGAGTATTCCTTTACAGTGGAGCCACTCTCGCAGCCGAATCAGTTGATGCGGCAAGCGTTCTTTACGGTGCTGCTAACGGCGAACTAACAACTGCTAGCACTGGCAAGAAGAAAGTCGGCGTTGCCCTTGGTGCCAAGGACAGCAATAACTACGTGTTGATCAGAATCGATTGCGATCCTACACAATAGTCTTAATCGTAAACAATCAATAAAATAGGAAAAATAGAAATGAAAATTACTTTAAAAAATACTCCCGAACAAGAAGCTCTTGTAAAAGCTATGGGCAGCAGCAATGCTGTTGAAGCCAGAGAAGCTCAAGAGGCTTTTGCAGCGTTCCTCGGACCAGTTGTTGCGCAGGTTATCAATCAGGCTGCAACCGCCGGTGCTGTTTATACAGATGCGCCATATGACGCAGATGATAATCCCAGCTTTCCGTTGGACCTTTACTACAATGAGAGCGACAACTACTTCTCTGTTATCAGTCAGAATGTTGCTGGAGGTCTACCAACCTCTCAGGACGTTTTTGCTGGTCAAGAGTTGAAGATTGCTCCTTATCGTCTCGACTCCGCTGTTAGCTTCCTCAAGAAGTATGCTCGCAGAGGTCGTCTTGATGTTCTCGCCAAGGCGGTTGAGAGAATGGCTCAAGAGGTTCTTGTCAAACAAGAGCGCAACGCTTGGGCGGTTATCCTCAAGGCTGTTGCCAATGGTAGCACTGGCGGATCGTCTCACACTATTCAAAAGACATCGACAACCGACTTCCAGCTTGATCACTTGAACCAGATGATGACTCGCATGAGACGCGTTAACGAGTCATTCGCCAATGGTACTCCTGCTGATTCATTCAGCAAGGGAATCACTGACTTGTTCATCTCTCCAGAGGTTATGGAAGACATCCGCGCATTTTCTTACAATGCAGTTGGAGGAGTAACAGGTGGAGCCAGTGCAAAGACAAACACTGATCTTCCAAACACAGTTCGCGACGAAATTTATCGCGCTGCTGGTGCTGGAAGCCTCTTTGGTGTCAACATCACTGAGATTATGGAGCTTGGCGTCAACAAGAAATACAGCAACTTGTTCTCTACCCTTGCTACACAAGCAGGTTTGAGCGGATACAGTGGCACAACAGACGACGTTCTTGTTGGTATTGATGCGAGCAAGGGAGCTTTCATCCGCGCTATCGCAACTCAGGACAACAGCACGTTCACTGCTCTTGCTGACGACCAGTTCAGCGCAAGAAGCGAGAAGCTCGGCTTCTACGGCCATCTTGAAGAGGGTCGCGTGTGCGTTGATACCCGCGCTGCGGTTGCTTTGACTTTGGAAGCAAACTAATCCATCAGTCAAACTATTCTCAGGAGGAGGACTTCGGTCCTCCTCTTTTTTTTTATATATTTACAATTTTTTATATAATTTAATATATGGCTAGTAAAAAATCTAAACAAATCCTAGAAGACTTCATGCAGACTCATGGCATGGAGGAAAAGCAGAAGTTTGAGCCAACCACGCTAGAGCAAATTTGGGGCAACGATGGTTATATGAAGTATAATACTTTTGATGAAGATGTATATGCGGAAAGACTATCGGAAATGAACAAGACAGATCTTCAAAGAGAAGCAAAGAAAAGAGGTCTTGTGCCAATTGATGATACAAAAAGATTGAGAGAGCGTCTTATGAAAGACTTTCGTCTTTACGTTGCTGGACTCAATGCTCCGATGAAGAAAAAAGGAGAGAACAAAGAGTTTCCTCCAGATGTTCTAAAAACTTTAGCAGAAGGTCGATAAATATAGTGTAATTTTAGTTGAGGTTTGCATTTTTGCATAAGGCTCAACTAAGGTTAAGGTAATGCTATTTTTCGATCAAACAGATGTAACTGTAAATGGTACTGGTATACTAGCTCAAAGCGCGAGTTTAAGTATTACTAGTAATATACAGCCTTTTAGATCTGTCGGACGAAGAGGAATCATAAGCCAAGGTCCAGCAGGACCAGTTCAAAATGCCGCCAACGCTTCTTACTATATAGAAGTAGACAACGAGCCAAATTACGGAATTGTAGATTACTTAAAAAACTTTTCTTCTACTAGTCAAGAAATCGAACCACTTACGCTAAATTTTGGCGGTGTAAGTGGTTTGTTTTATTTACAAAGCTACTCTTTACAAGCCGCTCCAAATAGTCCAATACAAGCTTCTGTTTCTTATGTAGGATTCAATCAAACAAGCGGACAACCTACAGAAAAAGCTGGAAGCATAAACTACAATCAATCAAATGGATCTGGTATAGCTCAAGGTTTTGTAGCTTATTTGACCACAGATCAAAATTATAGTTCGCCGGGAGATTTTAGTTTTTCTTATAATTTTGCTGCGACTTATACTCCAGTTTATAGAATGGGATCAACCGAGCCATTAGTTGTAAAACTGATGGGTGGCTCAGAAACTATGTCTGTAACGAGAACTGGCTTGTATGACCCAACATTTTCTGGAACTGATGTTTCAAATGTTTTGTTTGATATAAACGGATCGACTGGCATACAAATTTTTGGATTGAAATTTTATTGCGATGGAGATACTTCGAATAGCGTAAATATAAATGTATCTGGAGCAAAAATAAACACAACTCAAGTAAGTTATGGGGTGGGACAAATAGCTACTACTGAAACTACATTCAACAAGTACTTTTAAAAAATGATTCACACTTATAAAAATGCGCCATTAAGTTTGGCAAAATATAAAACCACTGGTGTTAGTGGAGAGAGTTTTATTTTGTCTACTCAATCGTTTCTGTGTGAATCAATAGAAGCGTCTTTACAATCAAACGTTCAGCCTTCTTATTTGAATGGTTTTCAGTTTGCAACGGATTATTCTGCTACCGATTTGGTTCAAGGATCTCTTAGAATAACTTACTATTTAACTGGTCAGGATTTGCTGAGAGATTATTTTGATGATAATGATTCTAGAATATCTGGTAATTTTGGAGGACTGTTTTTCAAAGAAGGCAAGATGTCTTCTTACTCAATTGCTGGTCAGCCAAATCAACCAATCAAAGTAAGTGCTGATATAACATTTTTTGATCAACTAAGCGGAACCTTCACTCCAACTGATACTACAGCAGAAGAAGTTCAAGTTCCTAACTTTTATAATTTTCAATTTACAAACAATTCTCAAGATGAAATAGGAAATGTTAATATTTTAAATTTTAACTACTCCTTGAATAATGAGATCATTGCTGTCAAAAATTTAAATTCAACTTTGGCAGATTCCTTGTTGGTTGGGCAAAGAAGCTCTCAACTTCAGGCAGAAATAGATATTGTTAGTGGTACGCTTCCTACTTCTGGATTAAAAGTAAACCTTAGTTTAGATTTAAAAGATTTTGCTGGCAACACTATTTATTCATTGCCAATAACTGGCGTATTGAATTCTAAAAATATATCAACTGCAATAGATGATATAGTTAGATCAAATATTAGCATTTTTTCTACGCAGGTTTCTGATCAGCCTACGATAACAGATTTAACTACAAATGGCTCTGATGAATTTACTTATTTTGAAATTTATGGAGCTAACTTGGATAGTTCTCAAGTTATTATTTTAGATGATATAGTTGTTCAAAGAGTACAAGATAATTTGACGACTGGTCAACTCAAAAAAATAAGAGACAATATATTTGGTGAAGACATTGTTCGTAGCGCATTTTCTTATATAGATAGTGATGGTTCGCCTAGATTGAGATTTTATGCGCCAAACGGAGCTATAGCCTCATATCCAGAAGTCGTAACTTCTGTTGGAAAAGTAAAAAGCGCAATACTGGCAAGTCCATATGACCCCGGTATAGCAATAGAAAATTTAGATCCAAATCCAGCGGCAATAGGAAGCTTGATAACTATCAGTGGGTCAGGCTTTTATTCAATAGATGAAATATCTTTTGGCGGTGGAGCTTTATCTAAAAATTTTACCACTTCTAATTTTGCTCTAACAAAATTATCTGTCGAAGTTCCAAATTTAGCTGAAAGCGGATTTATAACAGTTAAATCTAATAGACGCAATACTTCTGGTACTTCAACTATAAATTTTGTTCCAATTCCACAAATAGACTCTGCTTCTTTGACAACTGGCGTAACAGGAACGCTAGTTACATTGAGTGGATTGGGAATGAACCATGTTACTGGAGCTTTGTTTAGTGGTTCTGCTGCTTGTACGGCAGTTTCAAATGCTTCTGCTCAATCAGTGGATATTATTGTTGCAGAAGATGCGGTATTTGGTCCAATAACTATTTCTGGAGCTTTAGGCACATCGACTATAAGCGATTTTAATTTTACTCCAATTCCCTTATTGACAGGAACTTTTCCTTTGACTGTCGATCCGGGTGATTTAATTTCTTTGACTGGCGTTGGTATAACCAGTAGCTTGCTTTATTCACCAACTTCAGATGATAGATATTTGGTTACTTTTAACGGGTTAAATGCCACTGGATTATT